ACCGGTTAAAGTTCACGACTACCTACGATGGAAGCAATCAATCGGACTAACAGACAGCAGTGCCAGGACATACCACAACTTGTATAACGAGATTTTCGAGTACAACAGATGGCTAGTACATCAGATTAAGGACGGCGAAGCGCCATTCTGGTCAGAAGGAAAACCGCGACCGTACAAATGGAATACTCTACATGCGAGATCCCATGTCGTAGCACAAGATGAGCCAGATAAGATCAGGGCAGTTTTTGGAGCAACCAAATTACTACTCATGACTGAATTACCATTCATATGGCCATTGCAAGCAACTTATCTCAACACCGACGCAGGACGACTGCTTTGGGGAAGAGAAATGAACAGAGGAGGCTGGAGAAGATTATTCTCAGAGATGCACAAGAACGGACCACCGTCAACAATTCTCGGGATAGACTGGAGTCAATTTGACAAAAGACTACTTCACCAACTGATTCGTATAGTTCACAGCATATGGAGACAATACTTCGACTTTTCACGATATGAGCCAACATCACGTTATGCATCAGCATCTACAGACCCACATAGACTCGAAAACTTATGGACATGGATGTGTCAAGCAATCACAGATACCCCTATTCTATTACCTAATGGACAATTATGGACTTGGAATTGGAATGGATTTGGATCAGGATACCAACAGACTCAACTTATGGATTCCTTCGCAAATGCAATTATGATTTACACATGCTTATTATCACTCGGAGTCAACGTTCGGAATGAAGCCTTTTGGGCTCGATTTCAAGGAGACGATTCACTACTAGCTTTTTTTGAAGCTATGTTCGGACTCTACGGGACCAACTTCTTAGACATGCTATCAAAAGCTGCGTTACACTACTTCAACGCCAAGCTTAGCGTCAAGAAATCTTTCATTCTAGGACAAGTATCAGGAGCAACTGTACTGAGCTACCAAAATCGACTTGGACTCGCTTTCCGCGACGAGATCGACTTACTCAGACACTTGTATTTCCCAGAACGACCACAAGATTACGCACGCTTAGCTGCATCGTCAATCGGCATGGCTCAGGCATCACTCGGATGTTCACAAAGATTCTACGACCTATGTAGATTCATATGGAACAAACTCGTTAACGAACGAGACATCCGCCCTAAGTTCAGCGCCCTACGATGGCTAAAAAGAGTCGGAATGGACGACCTATTCGATCAACTCGAAGGAGGCACCTTTCCAGACATCACAACCCTACGCAGTTGGAGATTCGGCATTACCCACAGATCAGAGGCAGAAAATCAACGCCAATGGCCTACACGGTACAGAGATGAAGGACTTTACTTTCTCAACGACCTCTAACAGTTTCGGATTTTTTCTGAATTTATTTATTTTCAGCATTTTCA